TGGTTCATGTGAAGCGCGTTCATCTGATACATGAAAAGGATTCAAGACACAAAGTAAGTGAAGCACTTGGCAAAGTGGTTAAAGTGTGCTATACTATAGACAATAAGAGAAAGGAGAATGCAAGAATGATAAAGCTAACCGAAGCAATGAGAAAGACGCTTGCAAATGAAGGGCGTCTCGAAACCCGCCGGTGTTTGTACCTTTATAAAGCACAGGAAAGGCGGCTGTATAAGTACAACAAGCCCGAAATGTGGAGAGCAAAAGGAACGGGCAAAGAGACAGTTGAAATTGACTTGTCACCGTGGAGCGAAGACAGTCTTACCGATGAACAGCGGGACTATAAACAGTTTATGGAAAGTTATTTCGTATGAAAGGAGCAAATGACATGAAACTTTATAACGTCTTTGTTTACAATTATGTGGGGTTGTTCGCTGACATCTATATGGTCAGGGCAGATGACCCCGTGGACGCCCGCAACGTGGCAGTTCAGCGGTTGATTGACGAAACCGGTGACGGGCTGGATGTCTGGGAGATTGTCGATGTAATCGAAGTGAAAGGAGTGCCGCAAGCATGATTCAATATATCAAACCCAGTTGTTGGGCATGGATTTTGGCAGACCTCAAGAGGAAGGAAGGGACGAAGGAGCGGTGCATCTGGGGCGGTTATCGCTATTACATTCATAGGGTTTATGAATGCACCGCAATCAGGCGTTGCCCTCAGTCCCAAGAGCCTACCTATGAAGCAGATGAGCTTGTCGCATACTTTGCAAAGGGGGAGTTTTAACATGGTGAAGGCGAACATTATACGGCGCTCTGTTGATGTGCCAGCTCCTTATCTTCCAGCTGGCACTTTCTTCCGGTACAAGAATGAAACCCGGGAGTCGTCCCACGGGTTGTTGTTGAAGGTGGACACGACGGATAGAGCGGTCAATCTGTATACCGGTACGATTGTTCCGGTTCTCGATGCTCCGTATGAGGTCATTCGGGACATCGAAATAAAGGGGTGGGTATAATGACAGCCTATCAATTTTCATGCATCGCGCCATATGCCGCGTTCCTATTCATCGGCGCAATCATCGTTGGTATTGCAGAGTGGAAAGGGTGGTTTTGATGGTCATTTTCATGTATGGGTACGGACAGCCGAAGAAGGGGCAGTTCAAACGCCCGGTCTACGCGGGTGCAGTTCAGGTGAAGGACGGTGTTGAGCTTGACCTTGCATTGTATACGCTTTACTCCTGCATGAAGGTCAAAGGGCAGTCACCCACGATGACCTACACGAAAAACGGCATTCGATTCACATACACGGCAGAGAGGTGAACACCATGAAGAAGGCATTGACTGATACGGGGCTTATCAAGAAAGCCGATGAAGCAGGGGCAAGAAAGCGTAAGAGCAACGGCAAGAAGGGCGGCAAAGCCGCCCCTTCTGCTCCCAAGGCAAAGAACACGACAGCCAAAGCGGCGAAGAGCACAGAGCCGAAGAAACCACGCAAGCAGGGCGGCAAGGGTCGCCCCTTTCAGGCGCACAGTTGGCCGACCTACGCGCCCGGCAATAAAGCCCCGCGCAGTTACTCCGAAGAAGAGTTGAAGTCTATTGTCAAGAAAGCCGCCAAAGCGGCAAACACTCGCTTGCGCACCCTTGAGAAGAAAGGGCTCGCAGATAAAGCCCCCGCTTATAAGTCTATTTCGGGCATATTGAAAACTGAGCGCCCCCGTTTCAAAGAATCCACGGCGAAGATGACCAAAGAAGAGCTTACCAAGGAATTTCTCAAGCTCCGGGAGTTTATGGGAATGAAAACGTCAACTATTACCGGATATAAAGAATGGAATGAAAATAAGGTGCAGGCCGCGCGGGATATGGGATTTACAGGAACGCCCGAAGAGCTTGCGTATTTGTTTAATCGGTATATGACAGAGAAAAATGAAGCGTTGTTTGGGTCAGATATTATTTATCAAGCGATAGTTTCAAACAACATTGACAAGCTGGAATTAGAACAAATCGGCAAGGAATATCAAGCAAATCTCGAAAAAGATATTTCACAGGGAGAACGGCTTCTACAACTGTACAGAGCACGACAGGGGAAAAAGTAATGCGATTCAGTCAAGATATTAACGTGTGCGAGAGCGGGGCGGAATTTTTCGAAAGTCTGCCGTCAGCTCCTATTGTTGCCGGAAACGGCAAGAAAGGGGCGGTCATAGACTACACTTGTACCTTTGATATTGAGACGACGAACAGCGACACAGACGGCTTTGCATACAGTTTTCAAACGTGTATTGATGGTGTGGTAGTCGTTCCCCGATACTTTGAGGACTGGGCAGAGATTATTGAAACGCTCTGCGATAAGTGGCGGGTGACAGAGAAGCGCAAGCTTATAATCTATGTTCATAATCTAGGGTATGAGTTCACCTATCTCATCCAGTTATTAACGCTTCGTTGGGGTGACTGTAAGGCCCTTTACACCAAGAGCCGTCACCCCCTCACTCTTGAGTTTTCAAATGGGGTTGAATTTCGGGACTCTCTCAAGCTCTTTCAGAAGTCTCTTGCAAGAGCCACAGAGGGATGCAAGCACGAAAAGTTAAAGGGTGATTTAGACTATACCGTTTATCGCACTCCCGATACTCCCCTTGATGACAAAGAATTTGCTTATTGTGTGAACGACGTTCTGGGTCTGTATGAGGCTATTGAGCGGATGAAGAAAGAGCGCGGCTTTAGTGCGGCAAACATCCCCATTTCAAATACAGCTTTAGTGAAGCAGGAAGTCATGAAAAGTGTGGGCAAAGACAAGCGTTTCCCCGTCGTGAAGAAAAAACTCGCCCTGTCGAAAGCTCAGACCTTTCTTGCATATAAGGCAATGGCAGGCGGCGACACACACGGCGCACGGTGGAAAGCTGGGTACACCTTCAAGAATTGCAATTCCTACGACTTCAAGAGCGCCCACCCGTCACAACAGCTTTTGTGGAAGTTTCCGATGGGTGAGCCGTTTGACCTTCCCGATAATGTAGAAATAGGCTTTGCCGATTCACTTATAGAGGACGGTTTCGGCTGGGTGGGCCTGCTCCGGTTTGAGAATTTGAGTGTAAAGGATGAATGTCCAGACCCCTGCATAAGCGTCAGCAAGTTTCACAGTGCGTCGAAGTTCACGGACGACGACACGGACAACGGGCGTATTTTACGGGTGGAGTGGTGTGAAGTCTATTGCGATTCAAACGACTGGCAGAGAATCAAAGAAGGATATGATTTTGACTCAGTAGTAGTTATGAAAGCGTTTGCTTTTCGCTTGGCTTATCTACCTGATTCATTCCGCAAAACGATTTTCGAGAAGTTCAAAATCAAAGAAACCATGAAAGGAAGTCCCGATTATATGTTTTCCAAAATCTGCGTGAACACGATTTTTGGAGCTACCGCACAGAAACAAATTCGGGATGAATATACTGCCGAAATTAAAGACGCTATAGAATGGGAAAAAACCAGATGGGAAGATAATCTTGATAACATGGATGATAAAGAAGTTATAGCGGCCCAGTTGGGCAAATCCCGGAACGGGCTTGGAACAAACAAGAATTTTCCTTTTCTCTGGGGTCTGTGGACAGCCAGCTTGACCCGCCTCAAGCTGTGGCGGCTGTTAAAGATTGTGGGCTGGGACAGGGTCATATACTGGGATACGGATTCTTGCAAGTTTGAGGGCAAGAAAGTCCCGGGTGTTGATGAGTACAATGAAGAAATCAAACGGCAGTGCATCGCCCGAAAGTGCGTTGTTCAGAAAGACAACGGCAAGTGTGTTTATATCGGCGTCGCAGAGGACGAACACCCACAGGCCGATTATGGCTATCAAGAGTTTCGTTTTCTCCATGCGAAGTGTTACGCCGCGCGTAACTGTGACGGGGTTCTAGAAAGCACCATTGCAGGCGTCGGCAAAAAAGAAGGTGTTGCCGCCCTCAAAAATGATATTGACAACTTGAATGATTTTCTTGTAATCGCGGATACTGGGGCGCAGTTACTCACTTATCACGACGCCCCCGCCCACGTCCGCACCGATTTTGCAAAGCCCACCATGTCGGCGTCGTGGATAGTCATGTCTATAAAAAGTTACGCAATAGGTGGAGCAACACCCGAAAATATTGACATAGAAAGACTAGGATAAAGAAAAGCCCCCCACCAAAGTGGGGGGGCTTTTGTTATTGTTCCATGTGGAACACTCAGACGGTCGGTTCGTCGGCGGCAGGGACGTCACCGGCGGTCGAATACATGTCGGCATTGTTCCGGTACACGACAACATAGAAAGGAGAATCGGGAGTGAAGTTGCTACTCAGACGGGCAATAACGCCGAATGCATTGTTGATGTTTCCGGTCGTCACCCAGCTCGGCACGGTGACTTCTGTGCCGTCAGCCTTATACAGATGAAGTTTGCCCTTCGTAGTATCGACATTGGCATCCGGTTTGTCCTTGTAAGAAAAGACAGGATAAGGGAAGAGGCCGACAATGCTCCACACGTTCGGCGTGTCTGCCGTATGAGTAGGAACACCCAGAGCAATGGAAGAGGCCGCGTTGTTATAGTCATCGGTTTTAAGGGGGATACGGGCGGCGTCCTGCGTATCGACATACACCTTGGTGGCGTAGCCGGACACGTCCGGAATGTCGGTCTTGTTGGCCTTGTCAGTCTGTAAGCTGGCAATGTCTCCGGCGTGCTCAGTAAGCTTCCCTTCCATAGAGGCAACGCACTGAGTGATAGTCTGCCCGGGGTGAGCAGTATTCCAGTCACCCACAACGTCGTCCTGCCGCTTCTGGTCAGCGGCGAACTCCTGCTTGGTCACATGGTCGGCGCTTGCGGTTTTGAGGGCCGCAATCTCGCTATCCTGTGCCGTGTCTTTGGCGTCGATACGCGCAATGGTTTTTGCGTATTCCTTCGGGTCGATGAGTTCAAGGTGCTCCACCTTGTCGTCAACGGCGGCAATGGCAGTATCAAGGGCGGCGTCCTTGGCTTTGAGGTCTGCGATGGACTGGGTGTGACCGTCGGTCGTAGTCTCAAGGGCAGAGATACGGCGCTCATGGTCGGACAGCTCATCAGAGTGCCGGGCCAGCTCCTGAGCGTTGGCGGCGATAAGCTCCCCGTTTGCCAGCTCTGCCGCCTTTGCGCGGGTCGTCTCAGCAGTAAGGGCGGCGTTGGTGGCGTCGGTCTTGGTATCGAGTGCATCCAGACGCCCTTCGGCGGCGGTGGTGCGGTTCTCGAGAGCGTCCAGCCGCCCATCCTGCTGAACGTCCTTCTGCTGGATATGGGCGATTGCGTCCGCGTTCTGGGCAATTTTGGCTTCGTCTTCGGTGAGGTCTGCCCGGAGTCCGTCGGTGACAGAGGTGAGCCGTTCGATAGCAGTATGGTTGTCGGTGACTTCCTTATGCAGAACGGTCAACTGTGCGGCGTGGTCTTTGAGCTGTTCCGCGTGCTTTGCCAGCTCCTTGGAGTTGACAGCGATGCTTGCGGCGTTGTCCTGAATGTTCTCAGTGTTCCGTGCAATGTCCTGGGTGTTCTGGGTCAGGGTCGCGGCCTGTGCATCGTTGACCGTCTCAATGGCAGAAAGCCGTGCATCCTGCTCCCGGTCTTTTGCCTGAATGGCAGAAATGTCCGTGTCGTTGGAAGAAATCTGCCGCTGAAGGTCAGCGTCCTTCGCTTCGAGTGCGGCAATGTCCTTCACGGTCTGAGCCTGACCGGCCTGAAGGTCAGAGATAGCCGCGTCGGCGTTGTCTACGCGCTCTGCGAGAGCGTCCACCCGGGCGACAGTGGAAGCAACAGAGTTTTTCATCTCTGCGTTATCCTTCTCATACTGGGTGATTTTCTCCCGGAACTCCTTGTTATCAGATGCAAACCCCGTCACCTGCTGGGACAGGTCTTTTACCTGATTTTTGTACTCTTCGACCTGTGCATTATATGCACCGGTGAGCGCCCAGTATCGCGTATTCTTAATGTCAATGCCGGGCGGCACGGGACACTTCGAAGTATAGGACTCGCCCTTATAGGTGACGATAGTCAAGGACTCATAGCCCCGTTCCGTGTCCCACTCGATGGGGTCAGCGAACTTCGGGACGTAACGCGCCCCGACGTACTGGGACGGCCCACAGCCCGGGGGCGGGGGCGGCGTCGGACGCGGCGGGCGCGGGGGGCAACAGGGGTCAGGACGGCAGGGATGACACTCACCGCCCGGCGCGTAAGGCGCGGGTTCGATGGGAAACGGATGACAATTCTTATCATGTGCCATATTGATAAAGCTCCTTCCTTAGTAATACTTGATGATGAGGTGGCCGTACTCCGGTTCAGTAATGTCAGCACCGGTATCGAAGGTGAGCCACTTCCAGTTAGCAGGGACATAAGCGCAGAATCGCCCGGAGTCGGTCAGCCCGAACCACACGAAATGCACCATTTCGTTGACCATTGCAGGAAGGTTCTTGTCTGCCCACTCGATGAACCGCCCGTCTTCAAAGTCCCCGTTGTTGAGACGGTCGTTAATACAGTGCTGTGCATCGGTCAGGGCTTTCGTAGCCTGATTCAGGGCGGCAATGTTGCCGCTGTTCGAGTCCAGCCCTTTCGAGAGCTGTTCAACAAACGCCTGCAAGCTCTGAATCTGGCCTACCATCCATCTCAAATCATACTGAAAGGGGTCGCCCGGGGTGGCGAACGGGGGATACATATTGCAGTTCATTACTTCTCCTTTCTGCCGATGAGGCTGTCAAGATAGTTGTCAGCGGCAATAGCCTCTTTGGTAAAGCTATTGTTTTCCCACCATGCCCAGATAGCCGCGCCCACGGTCATACCGGTGGAGATGAGCTGTTCAAGCTGTGCATCGTCCACGGGAATGGGGCTGTGTCCGGTCGCAGAAAGAATCTGGTTTGCAAGAGCCAGAATCAGCACGGCGGTACGGGTCATAGTAGCAACCTTAATTTTATTCATGCATTCACCCCCTTTCTAAGATACTGAACTTCACGTTCAAGGTCTTCTATCCGGTGGTTTGCAACTTTAAGTTGCTCTTCCAGTACAGGAACTCTCGAAATCAGGGTATTGTGTTCCCTGACTTCCCGTGTAAGTTCGTCCAGCTTGGTATCGGTGACGGCCTGAGATTTGCTGTTGGCAATGAGCACACCCGTCAAGGTGATGATTCCTGTTATTACGGCGGTTATCACTTCATTCATATTCTAGCACCCCCGTCAATAACAGTCAAGGCAGAAAGCACGATGGAAGTCATCGGCAATTTTAACGTAAATATCGAACAGAACAACGGCCCTTTCTGCCTCAATCATCTGCTGGGTAGTTGTGACGCCGATGTTGCCCGACTTGCTGTATTCATGTGTCACGGTGACGGTGGTGTTCTCTTTCCCCGTCTCAAGAGAGACGGCGTGTTCGTTGTGCTTGTTGTCCTTCAAAGATTCGTCCCGGGTACGGTCGTCGTACTGGTTTTTCCTGACGCTCCCGCCCTTGGTAGTCCCCTTGTCAGCGTGTTGGTCTTTCGAAATGCTTTCTGCCCGGGTATCGTCAACTGTGCCGTCAGACGCCGCCGAATGGGTATCACCGTGTGTATCGGATGTGGACAAATCGCGGGTAGTTTCGAAAGCGTGATTTTCGGTGTTCTGGGTCGTGTCTTGGTCGGTCTTCACGCCCTGCGTGAAGTCGGTGTTCTGGGTCGTGTCTTCGTGCTCTGTCCAGTTGGTTTTCTTGGTTTCGTCCGAATGGCCTTTCTCATCGGTTACGGTATGGCTTGCATTGTCGGGCTGATAGGTGGCTTCATTTTCGGCAGACAGTTTGTTTTCGGTATCGCTGACGGTGTTTTTGGTCGTGTCGATTGTGTCCGTCATCGTCTCATCATGTTTCGTGTCCCGTGTCCCCACGACGCCAGTATGAGAAGTAGTATCGACCTGACTATCGAGAGTGCCTTTAATATCTTCGATGAAGTCCCGGGTCTTCTCACCCTCTGCCGTCGAAAGGTTTTTGTCGTGATAATGCCCGTCTTCTTTGTTCCACCCGTCATGCACGGTTTTGCTGTGCTGGGTGGCGTCGTCGGTTTTCCAGCCGTTGGCGGCGGTATCTTCATGGTATGCACCATCCTCAGTGTTCCACCCGCCTTTTGTGCTGGTGGCTGTCGCGGTATCTGTTGCCCCGCCGTGGCTGTGGGCGTCACTCTGAGTGCTGGTATCCCGGTCGGTGGTCGTGGTATCGGTGCTCTTTTCCGTCATCTCAGTATTCCAGATGGGATTATAGGACAGCTGTGTTGTAGCATACAGTTTTGCCCAGATAGGACAGAGCCGTTTTGACCACCAATAAATCTCACCTTTCATATAAATAGGGTCGGGGTGGTACAACGGGGCGAGTCCATGCAGATGACGGATAGTCGAAATAGCCTGCATTTTATCCAGCCCCGTGGGCAACACCATGTTTGCAAAAAGGTCGTGGTCGTACATCAACAGCGCTTCAAGGTTTGCACCACTGTCCAGCTCATTCACCAGTGTTCCGTAATAAATCGGCATTGTCTTCACTCCCTTCTGTGTCCTGCTTCGGTTCGTTAATTTTGAAAGTAATGTTCAGGCCGTACATTTTGTTCACTTCATCAAGGGACTTTTCAAGGCAAATTCTCCATACTTCCCGGCGGTTAAATGTCTCAGCGTCCGCGCTTTTACTTTCGTTTACGTTCATTCGCTCCTTCTTGTCGGGCTGAACTTTAATTCCAAGTTCCCGGTAGAAGTCCATCAAAATGGTACGTCTGAACTCCATGAGTCCGGGAAGGATAAAGTTCTTCGACAAGTCGCGGTCAATTTGCATGATGGGCAGTTCATAAGTGCCACCCTCTCCCGTCTTGCCGTCAATGGGCCGCTTCAAATCGGGATTGAGAATGATTGCGGGTTCACCGTTTGCCAGCCGTTGAAACATTGCTTCAAGGCTCTTCTTCTGTTTGTCGTCCTTGGCAAAAGCGCCGTATGCAAACCGGGCATTCAAGGCGCTCTGCCGAATGGCTACTTCTGCGTGTTGCATCTCAACGGCATACTTGGTGATAATGTCCCAGATACCCCGATAATCGGGGGTGAGCTTGATGACGCCGCACTCAGTACCGATTTCAAGGGGGCGGTTGAACTGGAAGAACTGGGTTGAAATGGTCATTGCGCGGGGCTGATACTGCAAGCCAAACCCAGAAGGATACCCCGGTTGAACCACCATGCCGTATTTTTTTGTGTTGAACACTACCGCGTACCCCATTCGGAACAGCTGGTACATGAATGCATCATAGTCCCAGCCGATTTGTCCGGGCGCGGCCTCTGGCAGGCCATTAAACTCGATGATGGAGCGGCATCTCTGGAAGAAGGAACGCTCCCAGTAATTGAGGGCGTCGGTGGAAAAGCTTTTGATGAATGTTCCACATGGAACACCACCGTCAAAGAATCCGTTATAACACTGATACACTTATAAATCACCTCTTATTCAATAAATACGCCTGCGTCCATACACCGGTTGATATATGCAATTTCGTCGGGCATTGCGCCCACGGGCTGACAGCTAAAATCGCGGGTTTTGCAATATCCTTCAACGGGGGTCGCTACCCTCATGACCGGATACCCATACAACCCCTGATAACCCGGGTCATCAATCGGCGGATAATAAAGCAGGGTAAGCTTTGCTTTCAGCGGTAAATACACCTGAGAAGCCCCTGTAAGGCTTCCCACGCTCTGCGTGATGGGCTGAATGGCCTGCGACGCGGCTTGACCGACTGCGCCGCCTACTGCTCCATCGGTGAATGCTCCACCCAAAGCAGACATTCCGGCGACAGCCGCACCGGCGAAGAGTCCCCCGCCGAAGGTCATAGCCGCACCAACTGCCGTTACTGCCGCACCCAGTCCCTTCCCCGGGTCAAAGTTGCTTGACCCGATACCATAGGGGCTAGAAATGTTTGTACTACCGGTGTATACGGTATAGTCTCCGGCCTGTATTTTGACCGAAACACCGCCGTCAATAAAAGAGAATGCCGTTATCACGGTCACGCTTGCCGCGTCGTTGCACTGGTCAACCGGGATACCCACAACGCCGATGAAAGGAACGTACAACTGAATTTGACAGTTCATCCGCTTCCAGTCCTCAGCAGGCCACGGGATGGGAATATTGACAACGTGAACTTTGTTACTGTTCGCACTCACGACGGGGGCTGTGATACCTGTATCAAACTGCCCTAGCGTAATTAAGCCGCCACCTGTTCCCACCAAGCCATCGTCTACCGGTATCCAGATGCAGGAGCGTATATTTTCCGTTGCGTTGCCGCCGAAAAGTAAGTTGTTCATGAACTGGGGGAGAGCTACTTCCCATTTGACCATAGCCGCCGTTTCTGCAAGCCACGTTGTGGACAACACCGTAAGCAGAGTTGCAAGCTGTGTTCTACTTAAAGCATACGCCTGTAAGCCGTTTTTGCCAACTGCTGAAAGAACGTAACAACCGGACGCCGAAATTGTGCCGGGACAGGTATCAACCTCACTGCTGGAAACAGTGGGTTTTCTTGCGACATTCTGCCGGGCGTCCTGTAAGCGGAATTGTGCGCCGCTTGCGTCACTGTTGAAACCGTACTCGATAAACGCCCTAGTTTTCAGAATTGTATCCCGGTATGTTGCAAGGGGGTCAATGGACAGACTGATTTGCCAGATGTTCGCCCGAAGTGTGGATATATCAGTAATCCAATAAAAAGTTTTCGTTTCTTCACACTGACAATAATTCCACTGAGGCGAGATATTTATTGAGTTGATTGTACAATAAATTACGGGGTGCTCCATTGAGGTGGGTTTCTTAAAATCGCACCGCTCTTCGTCTTTCAGAATGCTATAATCGAATGCTTTCGTGGAGTTGATTTTCTTCTCCACGTTCCCGAAGTGGAAATGATAACCATGCTCAACACTGGGGGCGGGAACAGCTCCATTGAATGTGCCTGCCATTCTATCACCTCTTTCTATAAAATAAGCCCCGCCCCAGAGGGGGCGGGGCGTTCAGTCGTTACGGGCCGGGCGTAACAGGGTCAGCCATATAATAAAGAATAGCGTTTTCCGTGGGGTCGAGAGTGTAGTTCATCTTCCAGTGGTGCTCAATGTTCCAATACTCGCCACGGGTGTTAAAGGGAGTCGTCCACACGTTGTCTTTGAAGTAGGTCGTCGCCATAGCGCGCTTATCGTACAGCAGGCCCACCACATAGTCGAGCTGGACGGGCTTGCCCTGCTCTGCCTCTGCGGTAGTCACGTTGAACTGAGCGGGGATAATGTTGATAGCGGAACGATTGTTGATGTTCTGCCAGAAAGTGACGCCCTCATAGTTGCCGAAGGACAGATAACCCGGGCCGAAGATAGCGGGATAAACCCACGCCTTTGCATCGTTAATAAGGGGCTGATACAAAAGAAGTTTCTGTTCACTCTTGGGAGTGTGCCGGAACAGATGCAAGGTGTTTCCCTTGTCATCGGTGCAAAGGGGCGTCAGGTGGAACAGTTCGGTGGACTCTTCCAGAAGCGCAGTATCCGTTTCCAGACGGCTCACGAAGAAAGAAAGAAACTCCTGCAAATGAGTCGTCAAAAGTTCGTGGGTCGTGTAGGCCGTATTCCGGGCCACGTTGAAAGCCTCAGTAAGGTTAACCTTACTGCCGGGCTTGCCGGTGTTGTAGATAGCGCCCATATAGTTCATGACACACAGGCGGTTTTCCATCTCCTTCCATCGGGCCACGTCGTTTTGAATCTCGACCGCCATACCCTGCATGAAAGCGGAGAACTCAGACTCAGACTGAAATGCCGTGTTGAGCTGGTCAAGGAACCGGGTGTACGTCTGGTTCAAAGTCTTCTGGTCGCCGTACCACAATTCAAGCGGATAACGCTTCTTGATTTTGTACATATCAAGGCTGTTACCGTCCACCAGAGTATCGGGGTTCTGCTGGGTGTTGACAAAGTCGGTCTGTTCGAACTCGCCCGCGAAGAAGGCGATTTTCCGCATGAACAGCCCCCAGTCCTGCCGACTCACTTCAATGGAAGTGAAACGGCCCGTGTACGCGCGGCTATCGATGACGGTGCGGGCCACCATGTTGGAAAGGGCTTGTAACGTCCCTTCTTTGCTGGTAGAAAGACACATCTGCCCGACGTTAATAAAGGAAGAAGTGTCCACGGCGGTGATAGCCCGCTGGCCCGTGACGTCCTGCAAGACGGCGTTGACGATGGTGTAGACATCCTTCGGACGGAACACGTCAGCCTTTGCAAGGGTGGGCATATTATTCTTCGATTTTGCCACGATTTACACCCCCTTCGAGAAGTCCGGCGCGGCGTCCGGGATTGCGGGCGTAATAGCCGCCCTGATAATGTCATCGACCGACACGGCGTCAGCGGTATTGTCGCTCAAACTCCCCGCCGTGGGGGTCGCCAGAGTGTCCAGCCGCGCAGTGAGTGCGGCGATACTCTGGGCCATAGCGCCCCAGTCCGGTGCAGACGGGGCGGCAGGCGAACTTGCAGAAGCAGTAACATTTGTTGCAACGTCACCCGGCAAGGGGGGCGCACCCGTCAGCGGGGCGGCCTTGGGAGTCGTGGGGGCGGGTGCGGAATTGCTACCCAGAAGGGCGGCAATGTCGGCTTTCGAATAGCCCGCACGGGCCAGCATAAGAACGTCATCGAGTTTCATTTAATAAGCTCCTTTCCAGCGGCTCTTGCCGTTTCTGACATCCACATGAGTGAATGTATGATAGATTCCGATACCCCCAGACGCTCCCAAAAAGCATTCGGCATACTGGGCTATTTTCTCCGGGCTGACTCCTTCAATCCAGATGTCAGCCGCCTTGCCTTCGCAATGCTGAGACTTCGGAGAAGCGTTTTTGATAGTTCGGTTATACTCCTTGGAACGGTATCCGCTGTTAATGTGTACCGGCTTGCCGGTCAGGCGTCGAATGTTTTCCAAAAGGTCAACCAAACGGGGGTCGATGATGACAGTATCACAGGGGTCTTTCCTGCTGTGAAACTCCTTCACTTTGAAGTGAGGGGAAACGGACGTGTTTGCATCTGTCCTATATGAGTACGAAAGCATTTGCTTCGCTCCTTTCTATGATAACGGGGGTATGCAAGATAAGAATGCAACTCCACGCCCTTCCGGGGCGCTTATCTTTTGGAGTCCCCCGCACCTTTATAATAGCACTTACTCGTCCTTCATGTCAAGATAGTCTCTTATTTTGATAAGGGCCGGAACATCGGCACACCAGACTTGACCCAAAACAAACATTAAACCGAAGTAAGGATGAGCCAGCCTAAAAGTATTCCGTCCGGCCTGTGTATCCGGGTAGACTTCATGAGACTGGTGAGGGGAACTACAAAGATAATAGTGCGCGTCATCGTATTTGTAACAATACAAATCCCCCACTTTGAACCCCGGTTTCATGCCGCGCAAGCTCATCGGATGGACGGCTTCAAGATTGTTGTAACTGAATTTGTTTTCCATTGCCATTTGATAGAACTTTGAATCTTTGTTTTTCATCATGTGCTTCATGAACGCTGTTTGAGCGCGTTTCTCACTAACTCGCTGAGACTTCGGCATACAGAGGAAAACGCCGCTATCTGTAAGCGTCCACTCCTTGCCCGTCCTTGCCATTTTCGCAATCTCATCCACAACGCCCAGTTCAACCAGCACGGGCGACGTGATGTCAAAGGCGTTTGCAAGTAGCCACATTCTCAGCGGGGGTTTGCCCTCAAGTTCTCTGTTGCCGTTAATAGTGACATAGGCGTTCAAAAGGGCGTCGCCCTCTGCCTTGCGTTTCACAACGATTTTCTCCGGGATGAACTCGTCATACACAACATCATGAAAGGCAGAGCCATTGAAACCGCGAATATTCGCAATGCTGGGAAGGGTCATACCTATGCCGTATTTCTTGATACAGTCTTTGGGCTTTCCGTCCTCATACTCATACTGTCCGATAGTGTAGGTTACTTTGCCGCTCTTCACAATGTCCACATCAAACCCGTCATTCTTGAGGGGCAAGAAGGGATTTAATTGTGGGTCAGATGTGATTGCGTCAAACTCTGTGGTAGTGCGACGCAAATACAAGAATGGTTTGTCATTCGTCAGCTCATACAACAGTGTGCCGTAGGTTTTGCCCACTTGCCGTTTACCAATTATAATGTTACACCAAGCCCCCAACAAAGAAACGGCCGGGATATTCACCCAGCCGTCTTTTGTATAGAGGTCTAGCGTAACTTCTCTGTTACGCTTCCCCATTGTCACACCTCATGCCGGGTTTTCCAGTCCACCGGGTCGCCTGCCTGCGTTGCGTGATTGATAACGGCTTGTGCGACTCTGTCCTCATCGGCACTGTCCAGCCACACCCCGACGGCGTCCACCCAACGGTCGTTCTTGGTGTTCTTGTTCTGAGGGGGGCTAACAAACGCGCCGTTCTTGCCGTCGATGACCTTCATGTTGTACAGGGCAAGGCCGGGAAGATTAAGGGTGAATGCAATCACCTTGTCACTGAGGAAACGACAGCCGCTAACGGTCGCCCCCTTGATGTTCAGCTTGGGGCGGTCGTCATACTCAGGGACGGCAACGGTCGAACGATTCTTGTTGAAAGTAGCCATAACATAGTCTCCTTATTACAGTTTCTGGGCGGCGTGAATGACGTCCAGCTTGTCGATGATGGTATAAAGCAGTTCGTTTGTTTTGGCCTGCGCGTTGTACATCTTCGAAAGAAAGTCAACGATTGCGGCCAGTTTGTTGTTGATGTCCTGCATGGTTCTGTACCCCCTTCAACCGAAAATCCAACGACTGAGGAACTGCTTGCCGACGGGGTCAGCGTTTGCCGGGTACAGTGCAGAGGGCTTGAGATGGTCGTTGTAGACCGTCGCAATAAGATGGTTCTGAGCTTTCAGCTCTGCTTCCATCTGGGTCATGGTCTTGTTTTCATGACAGCAGGGGTTCCACGCGGGACTATACGGAAAGCCGTGTCTTGCGCCCTCTTCGAATGCCGTGATTGGAACGGGGTCAAAGCGGCCCACACCAGACACGATATTCGAAAGGTTTTCGTCTTTGTCGTACACCAGACCATAGATATTCTGAGCGGCGTCCTCATAGAACAGGACATAGGACACGTTTGCCGGGATGCAACACCCGGCAGAACAGGTATCAGCCATTGTTTACCTCTTCTTTCTGGGCGGCGTCCGGTTCTTCGTCATCCGGTTTCTCGCCCGTCTCTTCAAGCTGGCTGTGCAGGTCGTTCCATGCGAAGTCAGTGGGAACGGCGGCGCACATCTCAGAAAGGATGTTCGAATAGGTCACATCGAGAGCGTCCATCTCAAAGACTTTCGTTCCGGCCTTGCTGGCTACGACTTTGAACCCGTCCAGCTTGGCGCACTCGGTACAGGTGCGAATGTTGTGCGCTTCGATGAAAAGAAGGTCAAACACCTTCTTAGCCTTAACAGCGGTGAGCAGAACGTATTTGATAGAACATTTCATGAGGTCTTATCTCCTTTGTAGTAGTGGGTGGATGTCCGGTATTTGAAACGCTGTTGTGTTTCATGGTTTTATTATACTCTACTCAAGGCCGTTTGACAACAGTTTTGACCGGCTTATTTGTAAACATTTTATGAACGCTCACTTTGCCAAGTGCTTCACTTACTTTGTGTCTTGAATCCTTTTCATGTATCAGATGAACGCGCTTCACATGAACCATTTTATATACTTCACTCTCCTGTAGTGAAATAAATTCATGTTTGGGGAAACTAACATGAAGAGAATTTCCGATTTACTATTT